GAAAAGAGAGATTGACTTATATGGTTTGAATGTGTTAGTAAGACACTACCAAGACCATACCCCAGTACCATTATCAATGATGGCACGGGATAGAATCCAAAAGTTATTGGGGTATGACTTAACTGAAATCAAACGGATGCACGTTCATAATGGAAATCCACCAATGCTCCAACTCAATGCAAAGGCAAAGGTTGAGTATGGTATATCAACCCTTCTTATGTTTGAGCACATCACCGAAGTAAGTAAAGATATTGTCCCAGCCCTAATGGAGATAGAAACCCCCACTTATGATAATGTAAAAGAAACTATTGATAATCTAACCCGTGTTGTCATTAAGTTGAATAAAGAAGAGCGGGACATCAAAGGAAAATTAGCGGAAAAACTTTTGGATATATCAAAATAATTTCGTATATTTGTAAAACAATTAATAAATAAAAAGTATGAAAAAGAACTCTCTTGAAGGTTTTATCGCCCGTTATAACTTGGGTGGTGAGGTTGAGTCAGTAAAAATGACCTCAACTGATTCGGGAATGTCAGTTTCATTCATCTCTGATGATAAGACCCTGTTGGGTACTGTATCGAGTGAAGAAACCGAGTTCCCAAATGGTGAGTATGGTGTTTACACCACATCTCAACTAAAAGGTCTTCTTGGTGTATTAGGTAGCCAAGTTGATGTTAAAGAAGGTCAAGCCGCATTGGTCTTCGGTGATGGTAAAGTATCAGTAAACTATATGTTGGCTGACCTTTCCGTGATTCCTGTTGTGCCTGAATTGAAAGCACTTCCACCTTTCACATCTACCATCACTATGGATGATGACTTTGTATCTACCTTTACTAAAGCAAAGGGTGCAATGTCCGATTCAGACACGTTTACATTCACTTGTAAGGAAAACAAAGGTGAGGTAATTTTGGGTTACTCTAAAATCAACTCAAACCGAATCTCTATCAATGTTGTTTGTACTTGTGATGGTGATGTTGAACCGATTTCATTCTCTGCTAAATACTTGAAAGAAATCCTCAACGCAAATCGTGGTGCTAAGTCATCTTCATTGAAGATTTCACCACAAGGTCTTGCTCACGTTTCATTTGAGCACGATGGATTTAAGTCAAACTATTATCTTGTAGAGGTTAAGTAATATGCAGTTTTGGGACACAGAACCAGCGAAGCCGGAGTTCAACTACGATGTTGAGAAGAAGAAGTTCATTGAAAATATGGACTACCTATCTTCAATGTCAGTAGAAGAGCAGACTCTTTATAAAAAGTGGGAAGAATGGAATTCGGACTTACCCACCGCAATGAAGAGAAAAGCTGCTATGGCTCAATACATTGACCAATTATGGTCACCAACCGACATTATGAATAAGGAGCAAACAATCAAAGAGATTGAAGAACTTGACCCTTATGTTGAGATTGTCGAAGACTCTAAAGAATCAACTCGATGGACTGAAATCCGTAAGTTGATTCATACGATGTCGTTTTCAGCTAATCCAGGTCGTAATGTAAAACTATACATCAAAGACCGAGTTAGTGGTAAATTGTTGGGATTGGTTTCGTTGGGTTCTGATGTTACCTCATTGGGAGTTCGTGATACCTACATTGGGTGGTCAAAGGAGAATAAGTTTCAAGATGGTCGTTTGAACCACACCACAATCGCAAGTACCATTGTGTGTACTCAACCATTAGGTTACAATTTCTTGGGTGGTAAGTTAGTCGCATGCATGACTACATCTCCTGTGGTTCGTGAACATTGGAAAGAAAAGTACGGACAAGAACTAATCGCAGTAGGCACCACTTCTTTGTATGGTATCCACTCCCAATATAATGGTATTCCTCACTTTAAGACTTTAGGTGAATCTGCCGGTAAGGTTTCCACCAAACCAGATGATTCAGTATATGAAGTTTGGCATCATTGGATTAAAGAAAATCAGACTGAAGAGTATGACCGACAAACAACTCAAAAAGAAGGTATTGAAGGGCCAGTTTCCGGTGTGAAACAACGTATCCTCACAATGATTTTTAGAGAGTTGGGAATCAAACAAAGTCATTATCAGCACGGATTTAAACGTGGTGTATATTTCGCTCAGATGTATGATAATGGTAATGAATTTCTTCGTAATGAGATTGATGAAAGTCAGTTGAAACTAAAGAAGAAGTTTGAGGATGGTGATGAGTACACTATGAATTGGTGGAAACCAAAAGCTATTCGTAGATACGAAAAACTCTTTGATGAGGGTCGTATCAAACCAGAACCACTATTTTACCTTGACATCATTGGTATGTCTTGGGAAGACGCAAAGAAAAAATACTTAAAAGAAGTTGGCCGATGAGTAATTCATTATGGGTTGAAAAATACCGACCAGACACATTGGAAGGTTATGTTGGAAACGAACATATCCTTGAGAAAGTAAAGATTTACATTGAAAATGAGGATGTACCTCACTTGTTACTCTATGGAGTGGCAGGTACAGGTAAGACTACCCTCGCTAAAATCATCACCAATCAAATTGATTGTGATGTAATGTACATCAACGCTTCGGATGAAAACTCCGTAGACGCAGTTCGTGATAAGATTCGTGGATTTGCATCATCTATGGGATTCCGTAAGTGGAAAGTTGTAATATTGGATGAGGCTGACTACTTGACACCAAACGCTCAAGCAGCACTCCGTAATCTAATGGAGACTTTCAGTAAATCTACTCGTTTCATTTTGACTTGTAACTATGTAGAGAAGGTCATTGACCCCATCCAATCACGTTGTCAGACATTCGCTATTACACCTCCATCAAAGAAAGAGGTTGCTAAACGATTGTTTGATATTCTAAACGAAGAGGGTGTTGAGTTTCAAAATGAAGACCTTGCTATTCTCGTAAATAGTGGATACCCTGACATTCGTAGAGTGTTGAACGCAGCACAACGACAAGTTGTTAAGGGCCAGTTGAAGATTGATTCTACCTCTACAATTCAAGCAAATTATGCCGATGACATAGTTGAGGTATTGTGTTGGGATAACGACATTAAAGATAAGTTTACTAAAATCAGACAAATCATTGCTGATTCTAAAGTTAAAGACTTTACACCGCTATATAGAACTCTATACGATAGGGTTGATACATACGCAAGTGGTAAAGTGGGTCAGACTATTCTAAACATCGCAGATGGTCAGTACAAAGACTCAATGGTAGTTGATAAGGAAATCAACGTAATGGCGATGATGTTAAATATATTAATTACATTAGGAAAGTAAATTATGGCAAAATCACAAGAATTGTTTGAGCAGATGCAGGAGTTGTTTGCTCAATTTGAAACGGAACACAATGGTACAACCAAAGCATCTAAAACTCGTGCTCGTAAAGTAATCAACGAGTTGAAGAAGTTGGTAACCGACTATCGTAAGGCATCGGTAGAAGAAAGCAAGTAAGTTATGGCAAAGATGATTAGAGTTGAAACGGATTATCGTTTCTACGCAGTTGACATGACCGATGAACAACTTGAACGATACAAGTCAGGCGATGATGGTGCTGATGAAGTAATGGAAGAGTTGTTAGATGTTGAATGGGAATTCATTCGTGACAAAGATGGTGGAACTGATTATAGATTGGAAGAATAAGTTATGGCTAAAAAAGGTAAAATTGTACAAATGGGACAACCCGCACAGTCCCCAACTATGAACTTGGATGTTACAAAGTTAAAGAACGTAACGTGTCCACAATGTGAAGGTATCTTCTTCGATGAACTACAAATGTTCAAAGAAGTATCAGCAGTTCAATCACCAAATGGTCAGGCGTCTATGTTACCTATCCCTGTGGTAGTGTGTAACAATTGTGGTACTGTTCACCCAAAATTCACTCCAAAGGAGTTGTTTGAAGATGGCGGAGACCAAGAAGGCTAAGACCTTATTTGAACATCTTTCGGGAATAAAGGAGAAGAAAACTCCTTGGGAGTCCCTTTCAGTTATGGATAGAAAAAGTTTTGAACCATTTATGGTGAATCGATTCTTGTCTATGAATATGGAACTCCTTGAGTTGGTCAACGAGTTACAAATGTACACCATTGGCCAACTCTCCCCCAAAGATGTTTATAAGTTGTATTTAGAGGTTCTACCCAAGAAAAGGTCGTTTGATAAATACATCAAAGCCAAGGGTAGTGATAAATACAACGATAATGTCTTGGATTATCTATCAAGATACTTTGGGGTATCCCAACGTGAGGTTAAAGACTACCTTGAAATCTTATCAAAGGATGATGTAATTAGTATTATTCAGAAATTCGGTATAGAAGAAAAAGAAATCAAAAAATGGCTGAAGTAATCAGAGAAGCAAAAAACAAAGTAGAGTGGGTTAGAGAAGAAGAACGCCCAATCTATGGAGAACCAACCGCAGTACAATATTGTGAACAAATGTACCCTGAAATGATGGAAGAGTACAAACGAATTATGTGGGAACAATACGAGACCTTTTGTAAGAAGCAACGAAACTACGGACCTGGTAATATTTCCGTAGGAACGACCCTACAAACTAACGATGATGTTAAACTATCACTTACAGGTTTGTGGTTTAGAATCAACGACAAGGTACAGCGATTGAAGCAAATGGTAGTATTGGGTCAACCTGATGAGGTAGGTGAGTCGGTTCAAGACACATTCCAAGACTTGTCGGTTTATGGTATTATCGCCCAAATCGTTCAGAATGGCAAGTGGGCAAAATAAAAAACCCGACTATGTGGTGTATACCGAAGAGGATGGGTACAACGCTCATCTTCTTCCATACGCTACTTCGGTAGGTGCTCCGGCTATACACGTTGAAGATGTTGACCTGTGGAAACAACGTGGTGTAAACAAAGTCAATAAGCAGATTCAAACCAAGTTTAACGAACTCAAAGATGAGTATCAAAGACTTGTAGAAGAATACAAGTGGAATGAGTTAGTATATACCGCTAAATTTTCATTTGAACCTGTCATTGGTGAAACATACCACCTTTATGTTGGTAAAGATGGTGGTGTCTTTTTATCGTTAATAGGGCCTAACGAATGGGGTAGGGAGCATATTGGTTCGTTTAGGTTAAATAGTCAACAAAAATGGATTAAAATAACAATTTCTTAACATAGAAATTTGGTGGTTTCACTATAATTTCGTATATTAGAGTAGATGAAAAAGTCAGTCGTATCAAACATATTTAATTTCCCAGTTCACCAAGAAAAGAAAGGTGATGTTAAAATCTCCTATTCGCAATACACGATGTGGGCTAATTGTCCTAAACAATGGAAGTTAACGTATATGGATGGTATTAAGGAGTTTGACCCCTCAATACATCTCGTGTTTGGTACAGCGATGCACGAGACCATTCAAGGATGGTTAAAGGTTGTATATGGTGAGAGTCCATCAAAAGCTGATGAGATGGATTTGAATCAAATCTTGTTAGAAGAAATGGCCAAAGAGTACAAAGTTATGATGGCCCAATATGGTAAGAAGTTTACTACCAAAGATGAGATGAATGAGTTCTATGCTGATGGTGTAGAAATCCTAAACTTCCTTCGTAAGAATAGAACTGACTACTTTTCCACCAAGAAACTACGTTTGGTTGGTGTGGAACTTCCAATCTATTACCCAGCATCAGAGGTGAACGAACACGTTATGATGAAGGGATTCCTTGATTTGGTGTTTGAAGTTATTGAAGATGGAACGATTGAGATTTGGGACATCAAAACTTCAACTAAAGGTTGGAATGCG